TAATGATTCATCTTCTTTAGCTGTATTCATTGCACGATAATTAGTATCGCCAACATTAACAACAAGGAATCTACTCATTTCAGCAGCTTCAGGTTTTCTATTAACAATAGCAATAACTAAATCACCATTAGCAGCTTTTCTTTTAATTTCATTTAAAAGAGTTGCTTTTACTTCATAAGGTGCTCTATCATATTCATCAATTAAAACAGCACCATCTGGTAAATGTTCTTCTTGTTCTATACCAGAACCTGTTAACATTTTAAGGTCAACTCCGCGGTCCTTAGCCCACTTTTTAACCATTGAAGTTTTTCCTGTACCTGGCCCACCAATAATCATTACTGGCTGTGGTCTTTTTAATGCTTTATCAAGAGTTGCAAAAACTTCATCAGTTTTTGGGTTCATTACATCTTCTGTTAATGATTTATTACCACATTCTTCAAGTGGTTCCTCTTCCTCTTCATCATCTAAGAACTCACTTACAACCTTGCAGTCATCATCTTTACAAGCTTTACGCTTTTCATTTAATTCTCTTCTGAACTTACCAACATTGAAAGATTCTTCAACTTCTTCTTCATCTTCAACTTCTTCTTCAGGAACTTCATCAGTTTCTTCTTCGGCATGTTCTTCTGGTTCTACCACTTCGTCATCTACTTCAATTTCGACTTCATCTTCGGTAGGTTCTTCTTCATCAAATGGTTCGATTTTACCGATAACAGTGTAACCCATAGTAGCGTTACAGAACGGGCATTCTTCTTCTATATTAGCCAATTGAGTCTCGGAATCAATAATAACATCTTCTGGCTCTTTATAGAATTTGGAATGGCAGCATTCGCATTCGATGATAACTTTACCAACATAATTGTCTTGGAGCTCATCTTCTTTTTCTGCTGCGGTATCAAAGACTGGCTCTTCAGGAATTGCTTCTCTATCATCAGCAATAAATGTTGCCAATTCATCAGTCTTACCGGCATCAACAGAAATATCAAAATCTTGCTCTAATAAGCTCAATTTTTGGAAAGCATCTTTAAAATAATTTCCGTATTCCATTAATTCTCCTCCATTTTTATATATAATTTAGCATTATTTTCTAAATATTTTATTGTAAAATTTTCACTAATCTAGTGGATAACTTAAATTAGTTTGAACTTGTAATCTTTCTCTTAAAGCGGTTAATTCAGTATTACCTTCTGTTAACATTGTTTCGCCGTCTTGATTCCAAAGAGCGTTACTTTGAGTGTACCTAGTTCTAATTCTACCTAAAGTAATTTTAGTATAGGCAAGAGCCAGTCTTAATAAAATATCCATTCAATAATGCCCTTTAACTTGATTAACATCTTCTAATAAAGGTACATATTCAATAGTTAACCCAGAACCAGAACCTTGAGATAAATCAACATATAATTTTCTACCTAATTTATCTTCTTTAAATGCAAGGTCAGTGGTTGTGGTATTCATAACTTGTTGAGTTAAAGTATATGTAGCATACCTATTTGTCCATTCTGTTAAACCATAAGTCGTACCATTCATTAATTGCCATTGTGATACTGTCATAGGGTCCATAGAAGGTTGAGTAGCAGTTGTACCAGTAGCTGTAGCAGTAGCACGGTAAATATTAGAAATAGAATTGATTTTAATACCATTATCTTTTTCCAACTGCTCTAAATCAATACAGCCAGTAGCATTTGTCTGGACTAACTGAGTTGAATCATAATATCTATTTACTTCACGAAGAGCAAATTCAATTATTTTGTCATAATCTTCATCTCTTAATTCAGTTTCGAGAACTCCACCTGTTAATAAAAATTTTATTTGGTCGCGATATTCTGATAATTCCATTTAATTACCTCCTCAAAGTCATACCTTTTTGTGGCTGTTTGTTATTATTAAAATTAAGTTTAAGCTGAGAATCTCCATCTACTACATTATCTTCTTGGGTATTCTCTTCAGGTTTATATATACTACGTTCATTAGCCTTATCTATAATTTCTACATCTTCTTCATTATCCATAGTATTAGCCAGCGTTTCGTCATCATCGAATAAGTTTAACTGTACAGCCTTTTCATACGGCATATCATATAATACTGGGTAAATAACATTAGCGAACTTCTGTTCCTGATTATCTTTCATATAGAGAATGTAGTTATGAATGGTCATAGCTAACTTCATAGCCCAGTCCAAATTAGAAAGAATAGCCATAATATGTTTACACCCCGCCCCAAGTTTATCATCTGGGTTTGTAATTTCAGCTAATTGAACTTGTGGTGTTCCAGAATTAAACTTATTTTTTGTAGCCCAATAGGCAAATCTATATTTAAAATCAGGGCAAGTACAACTTACATAAATATCCTGATTATTGATAGAATTAATAATTGCTCTATAAACACATTTATATTCAAGTTTATCTTTATTAGCCTTTATTTCATGTTTAATATCATCAATAATGCCTTCGAATAAAATTTCTACAGTATAGTTATTTGTTTCACCATGAACAGGCACTTTAAAAGATAAAAGATTGCCCTTAAATAAGGCATTCATATCTATCTTATTAAAAGCAGTAACTGTATCATAAACATGCTGCTTATTTCTCCTATCATACCTGGTGGTACCGTAGGATTTAGTACGTTCAGCTGTTTTTGATTTAGCTATTAAATCTCTTCTTGTAGCTTCATTTAATCTCTTCATATTATAAACCATATATTTAATTTAGCATAAGTTCTTTATAAAAATATAATAAAAAGTTGGTATTTCTACCAACTCTCTTTATATTTTCTTTTTCTAGGAATTATTTTCTTTTTATTTTTAGTAATACTGAACTTATTTACTCTCTGTAAATAGAAATGGAATTCATTACGAGGTAATTTCTTTTTAGTAGATGCACTCATAAATCTTTACATTTTTAAAGCCTGCTTTTTCTTTTTCTTCTTTTACTTTGAGGGCTTTACTCTCAGAAGTAGTGTAAAAATCTTCCTTAACAGGCTTATTTTTATCTTTACCCCACATTTTACCTGTTTCCCATTCTACCATATAACCAGTTGTTGAAGGCATTCTTAACATATTTATTCTCCTTTTTAAATCAGGTGATAACCACTTACTGCATATAATTCAAAACCATCATCAAATATAATATCATAATAATTGTGATTAAAATCATTATCAACATTTACTGCTGTACCTGTTATAGTACATTTACAGCAATCATGGGCTTCTATTTCTTCAATTTCTTCTTCTGTTTCAGCAAAATCTTCTGCAGAAATATCTCTTAATAAGAATAAATATTTAGTCATAACCTTTACCTCTTTTCCTTTACATTATTATTATATACTAAAATCGGTAAAAGGTAAACTACAAAAAAAAAGAGGGCCGAAGCCCTCTTTAATTTATTTCTAATTGGTTAAATTAGATAATAGCCTCTGAACCTTCGAAGACGTTAACTCTAGCAGAATCGTTACCATCAACGATTTCAATCTTAGTAACTAAGTCAGGGTTTAAAATCTTCATATCGTATAAAGTTGAGAAGCCCTGAGACATAGTGCCATCAGCGAAACCTAATAACTGAGTAGGAACTAAAGGCATATAAGGAGCGAAGACACCTGTAGCAGTCTTTCCGTCGCCACCTAATAAGCCAAGGATACATTCCTTACCGAGTAATGGAGATACGAATACCTTCATGCCAGCTACTGTACCAGCCATGTAAGGACCATTAGCGATTGTATTGCTTGAAGCCTGGAAGTCCTTGACAAATGTTAAGATTGGCATTACTTCTGGACCAACTAACATCCAGTTAGGCATAAATCTACCAGTCTTCTTATAAACGATAGCCTTAGCCTGTTCAATCTTACGAGCAAAGCCTTCTGCCTTTAAGCTGTAAGCTAAAGTATCTAATTCTTCATCAACCCAAGAAACCTTCATGTTTGTAGGTAATGCATCTGCAACACCCTTAACCATGAATACAGCTTCAGCATCAATCTGATACTGTAATTCAGCCTGAGCCTGCTGAGCAATCTGGCTTTCGAAGTCCATACCATAGTCATTCTTTGCCTGGAAAGCAGCAATCTGGCTATAGTAAACAGCAATTCTGCGAGCTCTTGCTTCGAGAGTGATACCCTTCATGTGGCCAACTAATGTTGGTAACTTTTCCTGAGGGATATATTCATTGTCATAAATATACTTAACCTTATGACCAGCTGTACCACCAACGATTTGGCCATCAGTAACTGTTAATTCAGTTGGCTTACCTTCTGAATCAAGAGCATCCATATCCCATGCCTTTAAGACAGGGGTCCAAGAAGCCTTAGCATCACTGCCTAAAGTTTCAACAACTGCAGCACCTGTGTAGCGAGCACGGTCCTCAGTCATTTCACCAAGACCAGCAAATGGAGAATTAGTGATTGTACGAGCATTCCAAGGGTCTGTATAAGCACCAGTATGGTCAGCGCCGCGGTAAGAAGCGATAGCGTTCTTAAATGGGTCAGCATCTGCCTGTCCACCTACGCCACCCTTTTCAGTGCCGAGAGCGTATTCCATATAAGTTAAGTAGCCAGTGAATGAACTCATTGGAACTACCATAAATAAATCATTAACGATTAAGTTTGGAACAGTTAATGTAGTAATATCTAAGCAGAACTGCTTAAATTTTCCAAGGTCAGCACGCTGAGTACCTACGCTATTAGCGAACCGCTCATTGATGAAACGAGCTGTATTATCAATACACATAGCGGTAACAAGCTTCTTAGTATTGCTTAACTTCTTACCAGCATTCTGTTGAGCATAGTATTTTTCAGCAATGGATAAACGACCCTTATAGTTTTCTAATAAAGTTGCCATTGTTTAAATCTCTCTTTCTTATTGTAATAACTGAAGTAAAGAACTAATATCATCATCAGGCATACTCTTCTTAGTAATATTCTGAGAAGGAGTAATACTCATTTTAGTATCTTCAGATAACCTAAATGGTAATTTATTTACCTGAGATTTATAATTTCTTAAATCTTCACACACTGAATCAATTTCTTTTAACTTGTATGATTCACCAAGTTTTTGAGTTAATGCTTTTTCGGAAATACCATAAGCGGTAGCCTTAGCACTCACTAACTCCTTTTTAGCCTCTGTTAATTCATTCTTATATCTATTAACTGTATTAACAGTATTAGATAATTTAGTCTTATTTTTATTAAGTTCTTCAGTTAATGAATTAACTTGAGTTTGTAAATCATCAGCCTTACTCTTGAATTTATCAAGCTGCTCTTTCAATTGAGTCTTACGCCGAGTTAATAACTGTAATTTACAGGCATTAGATTTGATAGTTTCATCCTTGCTTAAGCTTTCATTTAAGGCATTATCTAACTTTTCCTGTAATGGTTTAATAGTTTTTGCCTTATCGCTTAAACTTACTATGGCCTTTTTATACTTGGCCAATTCTTCTTCTAAACTCTTCTCTTTTGCATTGCAAACTGATAATTGCTCCTGAAGGGATAAATTATCTTTCTCTAATCTTTGAGAATTCATCAAAGCCTCTTTAAATTCTGCTACTAATTGAGCATTTTCTTCCTCTGATTTGTCATCGACAACTTCTTCAGTAGGAGCCTCTTCTTCCTTCTCTGTATCTGAACTAGCTTCGCTAGATTCAACACTTTCTACTAATACCCCGTATGAATCGGCAAGTTCTCTACACTGACCAATAATACCCTGTAAGAAATCACCAATATCATCTGGGTCTGGGTCACCATTTGCTTGTCTAGAAATTTCTTCAAGACAGTCATCAATAACCTCTATTACCTTCATGTGAGGGTTAAAAGCCTCTTCTAAAGGTTCTTCTTCAAGCTTAAGTTCCTTTAAGGTTTCTTCCATGATTTTTCTATCTGATTCACTTGCTTTTTCAAGTGATTCATTTAAAGCTACCTTCAAAGATTTCTTAGGCTGTAATGATTCTGTTACCATTTCAAGTCTGGCTTCCTTTACTGCTGGAATAATAACAGCATCAAAAGCATTTAACTGATATGTATCAGGGTCAACTCTTTCACCATCTACATCATCATATACGTCGCCAGTACCTCTAGATGAAATACCAATTTTGTAACCATAATCGCATAAAGTCTTTAAGATTCTTCCACAAGGAGTATCGAGAATATGTAATTTAGCCCAAAGTTTTCCATCTTTCTTTGTAGGTGGAGCTGGCATACAAATAGCTACCTTTTCAAGGTCTGTTTCTTCACGGTCGACTGGGTGATTCAACTCACCTAAAAGACCACCAGAAGCAAATTGCTCTTTAACAATATCGTTTTCAAAAGCCTTTTGCCAAAGTTCTTCAGAATATTTTCTACCATTTCTAGTACCATTAGTAATATCAGCTACTGGTCCTTCCAAAGTACCCAAAACAGCTGGATTATCTTTTACTGATTTATACTGGAAATCCTCATTCTTAATCATCTACTCATCTCCTTATAAAGATTCGTTTTTATTTATATATAATTTAGCACTGATTTATGTAAAAAATTTACATTTTTATCTAACTGATTCTAAACACTTAATATCTGCCTTAATTAACGATAAAAGTTTATAAGCAGGTTCAATATTAAATGTTTTAAAATAGATTCTAAGGACCTCAGTAATTTCATCTGCTCTAGCAGCTCTTAAAAACATTGGTCTGTCATCAGTTTCAAACTGTAATATTTGATTTAATAAAGCGGTTAATGTAGTTAAAATAGTTTTAGCATCTGTAATTATATTCTCATCACTTCTCATAATATTGATGTACATTTTACTTCTTTTCTTATTATAAGAGTTTCTTATTTTTTCATAGAATTTTAATAAGTCAAGGTTCCTATTATCATTAATAATTTTTAGAGCCTCAACGGGAATATATTGAGACGTTATAGTTAAAGAAATTTCTTTATCTACATTAATACCTTTATTTTGTAATTCTGTCAGTAATAAAACAACATCTGACTTTTGTAAAGCCATAAAACCTCCTATTTGATATAATCAACTTAGTATTTATATTTTATCTTACTTCGTTATAAGAAATACCCATATCATAGAATGATGGAAGGTCATTATCTTCATTTAAGACTTCTGACCCACCATTATTTGTTTCGAACCCTTCATTTGGTTCTTCTGGTACTTCGAACTCAGCTGAACCTGTAGATTCTGGAGTACCTAAATCAGTTTCTTCCCCACCTCCGAGGTCACCAAGGTCGAAGTCTCCTCCGCCACCTAAATCTTCTCCTCCAGAACCAAGGTCTCCGAATTCATCTGAGCCATTTTCACCTTCTGCAGTTTCTCCATTTTCTTCATTGTTAGCTTCAATCAAATCTATTTGGTCCTGAATAGCCTGAATAACAGTGGTATCGGAGATAGCATCTGATAATAATGATTTGAGAACTGTTAACTTTAAGACAGGGTCTTCAACTAAATCTAATAAACCCATAATAGTCTGGATTGTATTGATAGTATTGGCCATATTTTCTTTTCTGTCCTTCTCTTCTTGAGTAGTAGGTTGCTGCATCTTAATAGTAAATTTATTTATATATTCAGTTAAACCTCTATCGAAGAGTAATAAGTTAATAGCATCAGTAATGGCCTGAATGAAAGCATTTTGAATTCTCTTAACTGTCTTAGCATATCTACTAGAAATAAGCGAAAGTGAAGTTCCACCGTTGAATCCAGTAGAATCATCTGTATCACCTAAATATTGCTTAGGAATAGATAATGAACCAGTTAATTTATTCTTCCAATAATCAAGGTCAACTAAATCACCAACGTTAACATCTCCACCTAAATTCTGAGTAGAAATAGCTCCAGTTTCGCCATGCACTGGTACGTAAATAGTATTTTCTACTGCACTCGGGTTAGTATAATCTGTAATAGATTTACCAACGTTAATTGCAGCCTTCGTTTCAATCATCTGCTTAATTCTCTGTAATAAGGTTCTTACGTCAGATTTTTCCATATCACCTACGTTTACAGAAACAATTCTTACAAGAGCAGATTTAGTAATTCTATTTAATAATACTGCATCTTCCAGTAAAGTTAATTCACGCCAAGTTTTAAATGAGTCATAGAGTAATGATTGACCTCTTCTTACTGAATAAGTAGAAGTTACATCATCATCACCAGAAGTAATAGTTACTTCTTCTGTAGTTCTTCCTGAATTATCCTCAAGGCAAGCATGTACAAATTCTGTAGCACTGAATACATCTATATCATTTAAGTCAAAACTATATGTATAATTAAACTGACTGAAAGCAGTACCTAAAGTATCATCTGGGTCAACTTTATGAATATGAGTTTTAATATAACCAACTGTCTTACCAAATCTAGTTAATTCAAAAACTTCTGCTGGGTTTTTATTCATTTCCATATATTCAGCATATCTATCATTTTTAGAATAAGCCTTAACAATAACATTTTCATTTAATTGTTCTTTAGCATTGATTTTCTTTACATCAAAAATCGGGTCATTATATTCAGATTCTCTGTAAAGTCTTAAATATAAATCACCATACTTAATTAAAGAATAAACCCAGCCAAAGGCGTTCTTATCAATTCTCATAGCATCAAGTAAATGTTCTACTTCTTTAGCAACTCTTTCATCTTCTGCTGTTACCCATACAATCTGACCTTGGTCATTAGGTTCACAAGCATCAGCAGCATATATATCAAGAATAGCAGAAATAGTAGCATCTTGAGCCATGGTATCTATCATATCATAGATATTATCTCTAGTTCTTGAAACACTATTAAATGAATTGATAGCAGGAAGGTTTAAATCATGCTCACTTGATGCAGCAATAATATTATCAAATAAAATACCATCGGTATCGATTGAATTTAATTTATCTGGTAAAGGTTTTGATACTGTAACATTATTATAATCTATATTTGAAAAAGCAGATTTTTCATTATCAGGCATATATTTCCTCCTACCACATTATTACTCCGTCGTTTGACCCAAATACTTCTTGAGCTGGGGCAAAACCAAAATCAATATATTTAGCTACATTTTTCGGTTGTTTTTTCAGACTTTCTTCAAAGTCCTTAATTACGTCAGTAGCAGTTACTGTTTCATTAAACTCTACTGTAGTTTGTAATGATTCACCATAATTATAAGCAAATTCTTCTGCATGTTGTGAAGCATTTCAAATAGCACCACAAACTGCGTCGCATACGTCTTTTCTAAAACCATCTGGGTGGTCGACCTTACCAGTGTTAATATTTCTTTCTAGATTTATAATTTCATCTATTAAAGTAGTTGAATTATAAATCTGTAATCTCTTTTCGTAAATTGTTGTTCTAAAATATTGGTAAGGTTTACATATATGAGTTTGAGGGTCAACTCGGTCTACTGAAATTGTTTCATATTTATACCCTCTTGAAGTTAATACCTGGCCTGTTTCAACTGATTGGAATGAGTCAGAACTAACTCCAGCTATTCTAAAGCCTCTTTCTTTTAACCAATAAATAAAATTCTTATTCTTTTCAAAAGATACTTGATAGCCTTTAGGTGCTTTTATTGATACTGAGAAAGCCAATCTGAATGAAAGGTCGTTAGCTTGATTAACTCCCTCAGTAGCTGGCTTTTTACCTATTATTCATATACCTGCGATACCAGTCATGTCTCCAGATACAGACATGTCGAGATGAATGAATAAAGGCTTATTCTTATATTCTTGAGGTACTTTTGATATATCAAATAAATCGTAATATTGAATTTTATCATCTGCAGCATTACCTACTTCTATTATATCTTTTGTAAATGGGTTAACCATAGAATCGTTTTTAATTTCTGCCACAGCAGCACCAGAAATATATTTAGTAATTTCAGAAGATGATATACCAGCAAAATCACATAGTGCTCTATCTATATCATCCATGAAGTCAGCTCTAAATTCTATAGGTACATCAATTATAGTATACCCTTTATCTCTCCAAGTATCTAAATTATCTTCTTCAGGTATTATCTGAGATACTAAGAACTTATTACCAAGAGCAACATTAAATCTTCTACCTGAGTAAGAACTTGCAGGTTTAATATTCCATACTGGCTCATCTACTATAATTACATTTTCTTTTTCAGACTCTAACTTCTTCTTCATGTGAACTTCAAGGAATGATTTTTCACTTCTTTTTGAAGAAGCCAATATTAACAGTACAGGTGATTTACCTCTAATCATAAAACGAGTTTTCATACCACCTATAGCAGTATCTATCATATCAATAGCCTTCGCCTTTTGTTTATCTATATCCTGATTCCTAATAAATGAAATTTCATCAAAGAAGGCAAAGAATATAGGTAAACCCAAAACATGACTTGACTGAGAACCAATAATTATTTGAATATAATCTGGTGGTACTCATAATTGATAATCTCTACCAACTAAAGTACCACGAGACATAAATCAAGGTGATAACTTAATTGTATTCTGGAACTTACTATTAGCAATATCTTCAGCCAATGTTTTAGTTATATTCATAAAGGCAAAACATATTTTTTCTGTAGGTTTTAACCCATAATAGTCAATAGGATTTTTAAGGCACATAACTCTGTACATAAGATAAGCTGCAATAGTTACTGCTATTTCTGACTTACCTAAACCACGAGCACCAGATTCAATAAAATTATTAACTGAAGTAGTAAAAGGGTCAGGGAATATTTGTTTTAAAATATTTTTCCAATAAGGGTAAAGTTTTGAATTACCCTCAGCATCTTTCCAAGCATAACCTAAATATTGGTCATCTTCTATAAAGGTAATAATATCAACAGGTATTTCTTTATAGTCAGCATAAAGGAGAGAGTTTAACCGTAAAGAACTCCCATTATCAGAGAGTTCCTTTAATATTTTATTTACTGCTTCTCTTTCTTCTTTTGTTAAATTTTCTAATGTATTAGACATAGTCTACTTACCACCTTAAATTTATTCTTCTTCTCCCAATAATACTTTCCCTGCCTCAGCATATTCATAATCAATATCTTCATCAATAGATGGAGCAAATATTTCTTCATCTACAATATCACTAACATTTCTAAAATGTTTAATAGCTGTAGATAAAAAGAAAATACCTAACTCTAAATCAAGGTCAATATTATCGCCTGATAAATCTTTAATTTCTTTTAATAATTTTTCTAACCTAGTTAATTTATCCATTATTAATTCTCCTAAGCTTTTGCTTTCATAGACAAACTAATTTTTCCATTTTCAATTACATAAGGTCTCCCTGGTTGTAATGCAGTAGAAAAAGTAATATTTATCATTACTGAACCAGGATTAATATCTCCAACAGCTACACTTTTTACAGTAAATTCCTGAGTACCACTGGCACCATAATACCCCATTTTAAGTTTCATTCCCATGCCTGTACCAGCTGAATCACTAACAAAGCTGGCTGAACTGCCAGAAACTGACGTACCACTAAAATTAAGAAAATTATATGGTAAAGGTAATTGTGTTCTTAACATCGTGGAACTTCTAGCCACCCCGGCTAAACCACCTAATGAATAAGTACCTGTAAATGTTGTACCTTGTGGTCTATAAAAACCATCAGCATTAATTACGGCAATCTTTGTTAAATCTGTTCATTGACCATTTGCAGGTGTCGTATATTTATAAAATTGAATTGTACTAGCCCGAGTACTCATGCTATGTTCAGAGTAAGCTGTAGGTGGGGCAACAATACCATCAACTAATAATTCATTTACTAAATACCTTGAACCTTTATTAGCGCAACCTATACCAGGTGCTGTGTCTTTAATTTCAGGAGCATATGAGGAGTAGGAGTTTTTAAAATGAATTTCTCCATCAAATACTTTTCCTGTTACAGTAAATGCAGTGTCCCTTTTTAATGTAGTAGTAGCACCACTTGTTACACCTACTAGATATAAAGCATTATCTGTGTCAGCTGTTGTTGTAGCATAAGTAGCAGTACCTGTTGTATTACCGGTACCACCTCTAGCTACTCCTAATGTTCCTGAACCAATTTTACTAGCATTTAATGATGGTATTCTATCAGCACTGAATGTTCCGGATGAAATATCAGCGGCAACCAACCGTCTCCAAGAAGGGTTTCCATTAGAACCATTAGGAGCCGCCAGAACATTATTCCGCGTTTTTGTAATATATCAAGCATCATTAAGGTAAATACCAATTTTATTAGCTTCTGCTAACCCACCTAAACCTACGCCACCATCTGGGTGTAAACTTAAAGGAATAATAAATTTAGATATACTTAAGGTTTTAGTTACAGAAACATCATAGTCGCTATCTGTAACAGTTACTGTAAAATTATATGAATTAGTATCAGGGAAACTAGAAGCGTACCCAGTATAACTAGTATTTGAAATATTAGTTATAGTTGTGCCCGTAATACTCATAGTAGCGCTATTTGGAGTTGAACTATTAGTATTTGTACCTTTAGACCACGTAACAGTAAAATATGCATAAGTACCTTTAGGGTCTTCATCTGTAGTACTTGTTGAAACAGTTCTTTTTACAGAAGCAGAAGTAATTGATGGAGAAACATAGCCTGTTACAACAGTTGTACCAGGGTTATAAATATCTGAATCTCAACCTCTTGAATCAGTTACAGAAAGTTGGTAACCAACATCATAATTAGTAGTTGAAGTAGGTAAAGTACTATAAGTAGCTGTAACAGTACTATTATTAATAGAAGCACCGGTGGTCTTGCCAGCACCAGTACCTATATTGGTAAAATTATAATCAGTAATACTAGCATGCGTATTATTTCTATTTAAAGTAAATTTATAAGATATACCACTGATACCAGCTAATAAATAAGTATTCTTCTTTTTATTTGAATATGTAATACTAACACCTGTAATTACTATTTTATGGTTTGCAGAAATATATAATTTGTAAGTTTTACTAAAAGAAATTTTTGCAGAATCCGATTTACCATATTTAATAACTATTGAAGCTGTTACAATACACCTAATTCTATCAATCATAGCTTCTTCAAAAGCAGAATTTGCTAATGAAAAACTACCTGAAGCGCCTGAAAAAGAAGTAGTATAAGTATCAGTATAAACATTAGAGTATGTTCTAGCACTAGTACCTGTTTGTTGAGTTCAGTTAGAATTACCTGTTGAATTACCAGACCTAGTTATTGTAATACTATCATACATATTATAAGGGTCTAACCCAGAGTATGAAAGAGTAGAAGATGTTAAATCTGATATACCATTTATACTATCACTATCAAAAGTAAAATTAGAAGCTGATGGCTGAATTAGATTAATAGTAACAGATTTTGAATTTGTACCTATTTTAGTACTAAAAGTATTGTTAGAATAAGTATCTAAATTTAGAGTACAAGAACAACTAGTAGTGTTATTATTATAATAATAATTTTTTAATGCCCGTTTTAAAGTATCTGGTAGCCGATAAGCACTGCTTGGGAAAGATGCTTCAAGATTACCTGTACCCCTACCCTCAGACCATATTTCTGCAGTAGTAGAACCTACTGTAAGAGTTAAACTGTGCCTAAAATTATTGCTAGCTCTACTATTAATAGCACCACTAAAATAGCCATTAGTATATATTTTACTAGCATCATTACCGATAACTCCAATATGAGTAGTTAAAGCTCAATCTGTAGTTGCTCTAGGTATAGTATTAAGAGCAGTAGAAGTACTACCAGAAACATTAGCAGGGTTAGTACCTACACCTACTGCCAAAGATAAATCAAGTGTAGCCTCACCGGAAGAATTATTATGCTGAATAGTTAAATACTGTTTATCAGATGAAGAAAATGCTGTACTTTCAGCTTGAGATAATCTTAAACCATTATATACTTGAACATCAGAAGTATTATTAATTGAAAGATTTTTTAATACTACTTCATGCCCATTAATAGTTACTTTTATATAGAAAATACCACGTTTATAACCTGAACCTGTAGGGCTCTGTACTGTAGTAACAGTTCAAGCTATTGTTGAAGTATTACTACTAATATCTTGAGTTGCAGTTCAGTTTACTGTAAAACTTGTAGTTATACCATAAGCTGTTACAGAACTAGTATTAAAAGAACCACTTAATGCCATATATTACCTCCATTAATTAAGAATTTGGTGTTGGGTCATACCAGCTTATATTCAATATATGAGTCTGGTCATCAACATCAAATTGTCATCTAGCAGAATCAGCATCTTCACCTATTGATAACTGTTTAGTTCCAGTACCTTCTTTAGTGTGTCATGCTGCTAATTCATTTTCAGCATATATTTCTACACCTGCAGAAGTTGTTTTTGTATAACTTTCAGTATTAACTCTCTTAGAATTAATTTCATCTGTATTATTTTTTAATATCACTTCTAGTGGTGATACAATTTCTATAGCATCTGAATAAGAATACTCATTTCTATCTGGGTCATCGCTAGGTAAAAGAGAAGAATTCATTGAACCATACTGAATACCATCCTCTACTACATTATTACAATATTCTTCACAATAATAATAACGATATTGAATATCAGAATTTCATCAACCATTTTCTACCGTAGTATTATATAATACCCAATTTCCTCTATTTTGCGTAGAACCAGCAGGTGGGACAGCTGGAGCATAATCACTAGCTATTCTATTAAATAAAGTTGTTGTTGTTCTTTTAAATGCTCTTGCATCGTGAACATAAGTACCATCTACTTCTACACTAAATGCAGTACCTAAATTAGTAACTTCACCATTAACAGTTGATAATTTTGTAGCATAACTAGTTACTGCATTATCAGTTATTTTTTGACCTGCTTGTAAGTTTTTTTCAGATTTTGTTATTAAACCACCAATATCATCTTTACTGTAAGTATAACTACCAACTTGATTGCCAATCATTTTTGAAGTTTGTTCTGTAGTTGAATAATCATTAGTTAAAGTTTGTCTTACACTATTAATTTCTCCAGCAACAGAAGTTATTTCTTCTGTAAGAGTAGTAGTTTCAACTTTTGAAGAAATATCAGAAGTATTAATACTAACTTGTACGTTTGTTTGTGATATTGATTTATTAATATTATACAATTGGTCTGTAATACCTGCTTCAAATACCATAGGGCTGAAAGTAACAGTACCATCTTCTCATACAGTCTGTGTACAAGCAAAATATTTATAACATAAAATATAAGTAGGTTGTACTAAAGTTCAAATACCTGGTGCATCTTCTGTACTAGTAATTTCTACATTAGGTGTAGGTAAAGCAGGGTCTTCATAATATGTACTATCTCCTAAAGTTATAGAAGTATCAGGTAATAAAATAAATGGGTTTTCTGGGTTACCATAACTAATTCAAAAATTTTCAACAGCACAAGTTCTAGTTACGTAAGTATACTTATCTTTGGCCATAATAAATCTTGTTGCTTCTAACTGATTTAATAAAGACTGTTCAGTTATTTTAATAACTTCAGGTGAAGCTAATACTGCAACTATCGTAATATTATGTTCTGCTAATCATGCTTTTCAAGAATCTCGTGTGCCAGAAGTAACACCATCAGCATCTCTAAAGTTTAAATTACCAGAATTATAATTGAAATAAGGAGTCGAATCAGAAGTACCCCAAGCAAAATGACTACATTTTATCAGAGAAGAATTATTAGCAACTATTGTATTAATAGAAGGTTCAGCAATAGTAACAGTATTACTACTCATACTTCAATTTTCCGAACCATTATAAGTAATAGTAGTAGTTAACTTATTTAAGTACCAGCTACTTCCGTCATAACTAAAGTAATCTCTATAATCACCAAAACCATTTAATTCTATACCAACAGAATTTATATCAGTACCAGCACTAGTATAATCTGCAGTATTAATAATACTCTTAGTTAATATTAATTTTTGACCGTCGCTTTGAGACCAACCTTCTTTAAATGAAATACCTAATTTTAAATCTTGTAAGGCTAAAATTCTACCATTAGTAAATCCTGAACTAAAATCAGCACTTGTTGCATATACATTAGTAAGAGTACCTGTTACTTTATTAGTAACAGTATTACCATTTAAGTTAATAATAGAACCATTAGTACTATTAGAACCATATACATATAATGTTTCACCTTTAGTTAAATTAATTATTAAATATTGTGCATTAGGATAAGTTGGATTTTCTGTAGGGAAGGTACTATTAGCAGTTTCAGGTATATATCCAATTAATAAATTATCTTTTTTATTAAGATTTTCTACAGGTAAATTTATATTATATTGAGAAGCAACACAATAATCAGTAGCCTGTTCTCCTTGTTCAATCTGTATATTACTTATTTCAAAATAACCACCAGATGGTACAGTAAAACAACTTATATAAAGTGCTTGACTAGTTGCAGCAACCCCTGATTTAGAAGTAGCAGTTTTTGTTACTGTTACTTTTTGATTTGCTATAGCTGCTACATTACTAAAATCTATTAATGGGTTTGAACCATCTGTATTTCTAACAGATACAGCAAAATTACCACTAACACTAGAATATAAATCAAAACTTATTGTAAATTTAGTATTAGGGTGAAGCGCTAATCAATTACGTAAATACCCAGATATATTTACTCCTGTTTTTGCTGTTAATACTGCATAAGTAGAAGCTTTTGTAGTTACTTCAACTCTAACACCTGTAGTAGACTGTTGTGGTGCTTTTATTGTATAAGTACCACCATTTTGCACCATACTAAAATTAGTATAATTTCTATAATCTGGAGATAATATATTTCTTCCTGTTACGTTAATTATATTATCACCAACTACACTTCTAATAGGTACAGGATTACTAGGTGTAGGGTTTGATGTTTGTGTAGTATTACCTTTTAATTCTAAATGTAGTCCAGCATCTTTTAAATGCCATACTGTATTTGTACTTACTAAACCTGTACTAGCAAGAGTAAATAAATAAGATAAAGATAATACAAATGGTAAAGTATCTGCAGTAATATTAAGATTTACAGTACCAGATTCATAATCAGTATAATCAAAATTAGCAGGAATTTTAAATTCCAATTTTCTCATACTATTTTCATTACCTAAGTCTGATATTTTTATCTTCTTATTATTATCACTACCAGCACCTATATAATAAGGTAAACTACTATTACCAACTTTAACACTCGTTACTGGTCTTAATTCTGAACCTCTATATATTTGTATATAACAGTATTCTGTAATAGTATTTGAAATAACTTTAGTACCAGGTACATTAACTATAATATTATTATTAGATAAATAAGCACTATAAGCAGGGTCACCTTTTTCATTATAAGGGCCTATATCGCTTCAAACACTTGAAGTAGCAGTTGACCGTGGTATAGAATAACTATCTAAATTACTTACAATAGAAGTTGTAGTTGTTTGTATTAAAGTACCATTACTTGTAGGTGGTTTTATATACCAAGTTTGTGTGCCAGTGTAATCATTAAGAGCACTACTTACACCATTGTGACTACCATCAGAAAAAGCCCCAGTTGCAAAATTATAAGTTATAGCAGCAGGTTTTTTAGGGTTAGAAACAGTAGTAAATAATTGTAAGAATGCTCTATTATAAGCTACACCACTTACTTTTATAGGGTCTGACCATTCACAATTTGAGCCTTGACCACCAATAATATTGTCAGTATCAGTAGAACTTAAAGCAGTAGCATGTATTTCCCATGTAGCCTGAGTACTACTATATTGAGAATCTTGTGACCAATTATTTAAAGATTGCCCAGAATTTGGGCTTAATGTTTTAGTACTAAAAGTATAAGTTGTATTACCAGGGTATACTGTAGGTTTAGTATCAGCATTTATATATAAGCTTACAATAGCAGTATTAATACCATCACCTATAATTGCTACTGATTGCGTATCAATTAAAGTTGTTTTATTACTGTTGGTATATAATTTAAAAACCAAAGAAGTATAAGTACTATCAATACCACTAACTGTACTACTTGAAGAAGTACCTGAACCATTCGACCCAGAAATACCATTTTTAATAACGTCAATATAATAACCCGAATAGGTAGTAGGTGCACCACTACCTACTTTTTTATAAACTGTAGCAGTTATAGTATTAGGTGACATACTATAAGAACCATTGGAAAGTGATTTTATAATAACATTATTATTTAACGTTAAATAATAACTTTCAGCAGCTGCTCCTCCAGAACCTGGGTTACCTTTAAATGATAAAGACCAACTAAATACTTTATTTAAAGTTATTATTGACCCACCAGAATTAGGTTTTACTTTAATATTTAATGTTACTGTTCCTGCTGCTGTAGTTAAACCTGATTTTGCTGTAATTGTAGCTTTACTATATTTAGGAGTACCTGTTAAAGCATTATTATAAGATACAGTTAATTTACTATCATCATCAGTATTTAAAGTTGATATACTGTACCCATAAATTTTATAAGTACCAGCACCCATACTACCATCATCAGCACCAGTACTAGCTAATTGAGTCGCACCTTCATAAACAAATACTTTTACTTCTGTAGAAGAATCAGCTGACATACTACTAACTCCAGCTGAGAATGAATGGCTATCATTATCTAATACTACAGTACAAGGTGAAGTACCATTAGTACCATTTTGGGACATTTTTACAGGTGTTGACCAATTATTAGTAACTATAGCGTTAGAAATATCGTTCTGTGAAGTAACACTAGCTGCAGTAACTCATAAACAATCTCCACCTGTAGAAGGTATAGTAGTTGACCAGTCATTTACAGAAGTAGTTGCCTGCCAATTTGTATTGCTTAAACTTAATTCTTTAGTAGAAAATTTATAATAAACTGATGAACTAGGTCTATCATTATTAGTAAGTGTTACACTATCAGAAGTTCTTCTATATAAATAAATTGTTGCAGTATTATAACCATTAGTACCGTTTGTAACAAATTTTACTGGTGTACTCCAACCTGTAGTCCGTGTAATAGTTGCTGTACTACCAGAACCTATAGCTGCAGCAGTAGTAACCCAAACAGGGTCTGTACCTGATGGAATATTTCTATACCACTTAGTAGAAATAGCTGTTGAAGTACCATTAGGGCTTAAAGAACCATCAGAAAAAGTATAAGTAACATTAACACTAGGTCTATCACTATCACTTAAAGAAGAAGCCCTTCTATATAAAGTTATAGTAGCCTGATTAAGGCCATCTGTACCTTTAATTAAGCTCCAATGATATTTTTTGTACTCCTGGCTATCATCCTCAATATTATCAGTATACATACCAACATATTTTTTATTAGTACTTACTGTAGTTGAGAAATCTACCCGACCATTAGCACTATTTGCCCAAGCTATGTGTACGTAACCATTTTCACCTGGCTGACCCTTTTCTCCATCTTGACCATCATCAATAGTAATAGTTGAGCGGTTACCTTCACCATCAACCATTACTATAGTTGTAACACCTTCTGAAGATTTTGATACAGATTCAATAATAGCGCTATTACCATCTTCACCATCTGTACCAATATATGAAATACTATATGAAGTAGTACTACCAGATGGGCTGTAATTAACTATAGTTCTTACCCATAAATAATCACCAGGTTCTGCTGGCCCATAAGTATAATTACCAGGCTTGCCTTTTCTTTTAGCAGTAGCAGGTGTATCTCCCCAATAAGAAGGAGTGCCAGTCCCGCTATTTGACCGTGAATATTTAACTGAAGTACTAGAAATAGTTACATCTCCACCATTAACGCCCTGTCTTGTAGATGAATAAGTTGAAGTACCATCAGAATAATTTACTTGTGTCCATAAATAATTACCTGGTGATACCGTAGGTATATTATTACCCCAACCAGTAACTTGAGTATGGTCAGTACCTTGAGTTGATTGCGCATATTTAGTACTTAAAATACTTATGCTTAACATAATTGCCTGCCCATTACCATTCCATTCATTTGAAGTAATAGTATCTTCTGTATCTTGAGAAGAAGCAGTAGCAGTAATTACCCAGCAAGGATTTCCACCATCTGGTATATACCTTGTCCAATCATCATAATCTGTTGTTGGGGTTAATGAACCATTATTAAAATGGTAAGTTAAAGTAGCAGAAGGTACAGCTGGTTTAGTTGCACTCTTTTTATATAACGTTACTTCTGCATTATTATATCTTGCAGCGCTTTCAATTTTTATTGGTGCTAATTGATTATTATTTCTTGGATTCCATTCAGTAGATTCTATTTTATCTGTTGAAGTTGTACTATTAGCTGTTGCAGTAATCATCCAACAAGGTAAATTATTATCGGCTGGCATAGTATCTGACCAATTATGCAAACTATAATTTGATACTGTAGTATCTAATGATGGTTTACCTGTTTCAAAATTATAAATTACTCTTGTCGGTGGTGTAGTAGGTGCTGTTGCAGCTCTTTGATATAAATTTACTACAGCAACACTAGTACCATTTTCAGTATCTTTTGTAGGAGAAGACCACTCACTTGTTGCTATAGTATCATAATCTTCTGACGATAAAACTGTAGCAAAAATAACTCAGCAAGGGTCACCATTATTTACAGGCATAATCTGAGACCAATCATTTAAGTTACCTACTAAATCTCCAGCTTCATGTTCTGAACCATAATCTCTAAAATAGAAGGTTAATTCACCTGGTGTATCACCAGAAGATATTGATTGAGCCCTTTTATATAGTTTAATAGTAGCAGTATTTACTCCAGGAATACCATCGGTAACAACTGCAATAATTTGTCTATCTACTAATGTAGTACGTGTAGAATCTGTAAAAAGACTGAATCTAAAAGCATCAGTAGTTAAAGCTTCTTGTGAAGTAATAGTGTGAGTAACACTTTGCGTACCAGTACCACCAGATACAGATTCCCAATTATACTCACCTTGAGCAGTAACTTCTTCACTTCTCTCTAATACTATATAGCCATTATAATTACTTCTGGCTTCATTACCAGCTTGCTTTCAAGCATGCGCCGATACTGTAGTAGAGGATATTTCAGAATATTTATCTCTTGAAATTATATTAGGATAAACATCTAACCCATAAGATACACCTGGGTCACCATCTATACCATGCATTACTGTAGCATAACTAAATACCTTAGTAATGTTAACATTATTACTACCTATACGAGTTATAGGTAAAGTAATAGTACCTGTTAAGTTAAAGTCTCTAGTAATCTGGATAGTTATTATTCTAGTACCAGCACTAGTAACATGCGTAGTTAATTGCATGCCATCTGGAGGCGTATTTGAAGTACCTTGTGAACCATGCGGGTCGTAAGTAATATTATTTGTATCTAACGTTACATCTGCTAATTCAGCACCAATAAAACCAAATAATTCTAAATCAACTGTTTGTTCAAAAGCACCTTCTGTATCAGAAGCAAAAATATAACTATCATTAGATAATTGTACTGAATAAGTAGGTGTAGCATCAGCACCATCTTTTACTAAGAGGGTCGGTGTACTCCAACTTGTTTTAGGAATTGTTATCTGCGTTACACCAGAATTCGCCTGAGTTGATACAACACAAGTAGTTATATATAAAGGATAATCTCCAGAAGGAGGAGAAGTTGACCAAGCTGTAGTACCAGAACCACCATAAGCAAGTACCCCAGTAGTAAAATTATAAGTAAAATCAGTAGGTCTATCATTATCTGTAGGTGCACTACCGTTCTTTCTAGTATATAACTGTAAGAATGACCTACTATAACCACTCTGACCCTGACTTAATACACCAACTTCTTCTCTATCTAATAAATTAGTTGTACCTGAGCCTTGATATAAATTACAAGCTATAGCTAAAGTATTACTGTAAACAGAACTCTGTACAGTAATATGGTCAACGTTACTTGTGGTTGATACTGTTTGCCATTCACTACCTGAATTTGTCTCAACTAATTTTTGAATTACTAAAGTGCCAGTACCATAAGCATTTTTAGTATTACCTTCTGTCTTATAAGCATTAAATGTTACTGAAGTAGGAGTAATACTATTACCATCTTTTATAATTATAAATGAATCTGGTTCAATAGAATAAACAACAGGTGATAAACCATCAGCACCTTTCTTAGTAATACTGAAAGAAAAATCTAACGGAAAATCAAAATCTGTCTGGCCATCTATTTCCACATTTAAAGTAATTACACCAGATGTAGTAAGTTTATCATTATTACTTACATCTAAATATAACTGCGTAGTTTTAGTATTATTATTTATAATTTTACCATCTAAGCCAGTAGTAATATTAAAAGTATTACTACCACTAGGTGTAATAGTTTCAGATTCTGAAGATTCTCTACCATTAAATACCAATGTTTTAACTTTAGTATTAACTGCAGAATTACCCTTATAAGCCTGAATAAAGATTGTTAATTCAGTAGGTAAAGCTCCTTCTGTATCACCTTCAAATGTATGGTTAGGGTTGCTTAACTGTACTGTATAAGGTAAACCATCTGAAACAACAGGTACTACCTGCTGGTCTAATATATTATTACTTGTATCTAATAATGAACATTCTAAAGCAAATAAATCTTCTTCTAAATACTCAGGAGTTGTTTGAGAACTTCTATCAATGGTATAAGTATAAGAAGACTCAGTACTGCTCGAAGTATATATTGTAGTCCAGGTATTATTATTTAAAGTATACTTTACTCTAAATTTGCCACCAGA